CTCTACCATTAAGTGTTACACCGCCAGGTAGTTGAACATTGTTATATTTGATTAAATTCATACCCCACTGTCTCTTCATCAGAGCAGTAGCATACTTCTTAACAAACATATCGTTGTTCATCTCTGTAGCGTCTGTAGGATCGATAAGACGATGACACTCGATAAGAACGTTAGTTCCTGTTTGGAGAAAGTCTTTATCTACATCCAAATACAGACGATCACGACGCTGTGTAAATCTGAATTGTTGGTAAGAACCATTGTTCAGAACCATATCTAGAGTTTCTAGATACTGCTTATTCATATAATAGTTGAGGATATCAAGTGATCCGAATGCATATAGATCATTCAAGAACAACTGATACTCAACGCCAAAAAGGTTTGAACGGATTGAATTACTGACAAGACCAAAAACTTTAGTGATACCAACAACATGATCGGGAATAGGAATGTAATTAGTTGCCTCTAACCAATTTGTTGTTCCTTCCGTAGTTGTTGCGGTAGCAGCAAATCTTGTCTTGTCGTCAGCATTCAGTTCGTGGAAAAGATACGCACGCTCCATACCGTTGTAACAGTTCTCCTGGAAGAACTGAAACGTGTCGTCAATTACATTGTTTACCTGTTCATCGTCGATGTTGACTTGTAGGACAGGCTCACCAAGCTGCCTCTTACAATAAGTGATGAGTTCAGCTCTTGTACTTGGAGATGCCATTACACACAATAATCCCTTCTTTTATATTTAGGGATTATTCTGCTGGTGCTTCTGCGGCGGGTGTTTCTGGTTTCTCTTCGTCAAAAAGTAGTCCAATTGTTTCTAGACCACCCTGCAATTTAATTTTATATTCTTTTGCTTTTGCTAGGTTTTCCTCTAGTTCCGCAATTTGCTTTGTTGTAGTAGCAAGTTGCTCTTCAAAATTTGCTTTGAGTTGCTCAGGAGTTTGCTGTGCCATTGTTATCACAAAATATAGTGTGTGTAATATTTATTCAGGTCGTAGAGACCCTATATGAATACTTGTCATCTACAATTAAGGATGGCATAAAATTCATAGAGATAGAAATTCTTCCATCTTTCTGGTTATCAGAATATCCATGGGTAAGATTCGATTGCCATAGCATCAACTCTCCTTCTTCTGGATACATGATAACATCACAGTTATATCTACCAAGTTTATTTTTGTCCGCCATCAATGAAATAGATGGTGCATATGAATGTGTAGCTCCGTCTGGATGTCTGAAAAATAAAGGTGCGTGTCCTTCTTCCCAATTCACATAATATGTTCCAGAAATATATGCATTGGTATGAAAGTGTGGATACTGTCCACCACCTTTATCACATAGATTCAACCAACTATCAGTAATAATCATTCTCTCTGGAACTTCATAACCCAAATCATCAGAGACAAAAGATGTACATTGATCTTCTAACCATTGTTTAAATTCTGACATCTCTTCTCTGTGTAAAAAAGATTTGCCAGAAGTATTATCGTAATGATGTAACTTATCATTCATTGTATTGGTATACATGTTTCGTCCATCCATCATATCGATAATTTCTTTTTTCAAACTATCTCTATCAGGATAAAGTTCTCTACCAATTGCTTTGGGAAAAATATCAAGGGTTCTCATTATTTTTTCAATACAAAAATATTCACACCATTCCACCAAGAATCAAAATCTTCAATTTGATCGGTAAGAATGCTTCTCTCATATAAAATCTTAAGTTGATTTTCTTTAATAAATTCTAGTGTTGAGTCATATACATTTTCTAAGTTTGCATCATCGACAACTAGAATAAACTCATCTTCTGTATATGGAAGGATATGTTGCAGGCAAGATTTCTGAGTATTTAATTCATGATCTGCATCATAGAAAATAGTATTAACCTTTTGATCTAGATTTTCTTCTGTAGCTTCACGAATATCACCATTTAAAATTGCAATATTACTATCGTCTGTCCATACAGATTTTACATTCTCTATAAAAGTTTCGATAGATCCCTCTTCCTCTTTCCATTCAATATCTTCTCTAATTGGTTGGATGTCTGGATCTCTCCAGTGGTCTGATGCATATGCAGTAATATCATTACCTTGAATTGCTGCACAGAATGTGCTGCCATTATACACACCAACTTCTAGATATTTTGTATCCTCATAAGAACATAGATTGTTGAGGAAATGTCTTACCCTATCGGAAGTAAGACCTTGAATATCATGATCAAACTTTGACTCACCAACAATAGCTTTATTGATAGCATCCAAACATCTAGTTGCATATGGATGCACTTCTCTATCTTGTTTCTTGAGATGAGCATCTACAACAGACTCACAATAGTTACATTCCCAGCAATCAAACTTACAGTTTTTAATTTTATCACGCCACAAGTCAATAGGTCTTTCTTTTAAACCTAGGTCTTCCATGTACGGATCAAACTGAGAGAACAAAAGATCTTCTCCTTTGTCCCATCTAGAAATAATATCCATGGATTCCATGAGACGAACCATGCTCTCACGACCATGCATCTTGAATACATCAATACCAAGATCAATGAACTCTTCCCAATCTTCACGCCATGGTGGAATGTTACCTGCTTTGAGTGAAGCAGATGCATCCATTACATCCCAAGTAGAACAAGATACTCTGCTAATCTCATCATTGAAATACTGAGGACCATCAGTTCTAGTGCAGTTGAATTGGTAATGCTCTGGCATGATTGGACAACCACCCCAGCAATTCTCATTGGCAAGCAATGAAATCTTTACTGGTTTACCAATTGACTCGCAGTAATCTTTAGCATCTTTGATTCTCTTTAGAGCATCACGGTCACGCATCAAATCTCTATCTAGATTGATGTAATGAAATCCTGCTTTCGCTGCACCAACAACTTCGTTTGCTCTAGTAACTTCTCTTAGAATTGTATTCTTGATAAACAACTCTGGAAATTCTTTTTGAATCTGTCCTGTAGATACCCATGTAGTATGAGGCAAAGTTACAATACGAATACCTTTATCATACAATGGTCTGAAATTTTTAATCCAAGTATCTAAATTTTTCTGATCAGGTCTAATCCACATATTATTAAATGTGGCAGACAATGGAATATCTACTTGCTGAGAAATCCACAAAGCATTTATAGTTGATGTTCTATGATCTTGCACAAAAACATCACCCATCGCATCCTGATTAAAAGGAGGAATACGACAGGTGAAATACAGATCGTAGATTAGATGTCTATGTTTTTTTAAAAAAGGAACTAATGTTTCCTCTACAAACTTCTTATCACTCTTCGGATTGATCGGAAGACTGAAGAGTTTTTGCTGCATTGAGTTCATCACGAATTTTGTCTAGGAGAGGAATGTTTAGATTATCTTCTACACCATGGAATGTAGGAACCTGAACGTCAGGAGATTCAGCATATGCTTGGAAATACTTTTCTGTTCTTCCCTGAATCTTATCCATAGAGATCTTCATCAGACAAGCATATTGAGATGCAACATCGAGAATACCAACTTGATCCTCTTGTTTCATCATAGCAATAGAATCCATATTACCAATACCGACTCTACCATGTGCCATAATATCTAGAGCAGCTTGTTTGCCAAGTCTGGCAATCCAATACTCTCTTTCTTTCTCAGCATTCCATTCAACTGCTTCTTCTAGTTGCTCTTTAGTATAACCCTTTTCCTTGACATATTCAATAAAACAATTCATCTCATATGTAGCTTGACCTTTACGTCTATGCCACATCTCATTATCAAGCAAAGCATCTTCGATTTCGATTTCTGCCAACTCAATGTCGTACGGGTCAGCACCTTCTGCTTTTAATTTTTCTAATTCTTCTCTGCATCTACGCAAACGAACATCTCCTTTCTTTTCATCGAGGAGCATTTTTTCGTATTGGTGAGATCTGTTTTCTACTTCAAGAAGAACTTGTTTTAGTTGTCGATCTTCTGTGACATGTGACTTAATCACATAGTCTAAAATTTGATTCTTCGACATACCAAGAGATACCCTAATGGCAATCTCCTTAATCTCTTCGGTTGTAATACTCATGATAAATCAAAAAATAATGATTAGAACTTAATACCTGGAACTACTTCTTTGCGGATCAACATACCATCAACGTTGGTATAAAGATTTTCATCTTTTGCCTGTTGTTCAGGCATTGCAAGACCGAAATAACTCTCATATAATCTATTTAGTTGCCTAATAGAATCACAATCTCTAAACTCTTTCTTTAATTTTGTTGCATCAATATAGAGAGATCTTACTGCTTTATCATAAGAAGATCTCTTTTGATTGATTAAACTTTTTAGTCCTTCAATACTCATTCCTTTTGCTTCTGCTAAAGAAGACAAGAAAATATCAGTTCCTTCTACAATATCATCTACTTGATATTCCCATGCTTTTTTCTCTAGAGCAGTGACGCCTTCATCTAGAGCTAAGAATCTTTGTTCATAAGTTTGTTCAATAATGAGTTTTGCCATGAACTTCATGGTTCTCATAATTGTATTGTACCTTTTCTGTGTAACAGGAACGGCAACTTTTGCTCCACCTGC